CCGCATAACTCATCTGTGATTGTTACTAGGTCGCCTGGTTCCAATCTACAAAATGCCCAATCGAGATGGAATGTATATTGATTCTTTGCATATAGCCGTTTCATCGCTAATTGCTCTGCATAGTATTGAGCCCTAGCCTTAGTATAGAGATAATGAGCGGACTTCTTAGAGGCTGGTTTGAGGCCGTTCTTTTGAACATCTGCTACTACCTCGAATGATACTGTTTCTTTCTCATAGCTATTGGCTCGATTAATGAACTCAACTGTTGCCTGATTATATGTTTCCGAGCTATCTTTTCGCTTATATACAATAAGTTGTCCATCGCTAGCCGGAATAAGATCATCTGCTGTTAAGTTATATTGAATTTGATTAGCTGGCGACCAATCGCCAATAGCCTTATCGGCTAATGGTACAATTTTCAAACGGTCTGTGCTCCAAAATACAAGACTATTTGTAATTTCAGCTATATCATTAATAACATTTTGAGCCTTTGAGCTTTTACTGTCCGGAGGGGTACTAATTAGAATATCTGCTGCTTTGCAGTATGCACGATAATTTTCTAATCCGTCTATGTTTACATCGTCAATGCCGATAGACTTTAACACATGCACAATATAATCGGCTGGGTTTACATCGATACCGTCGCCAGTATCTAATAGCTTTCCTCTAATTTCAAAATTAAATTGAGGTAGGCTGCCTCGCTCCCCTAGATCAACCACCCCAGCCATATATGCCAAGCCACTATAAGGCAATGCTTTTTCAGGATGTTTGGATAAAACATAAGGCCACGGAGTTTGTCCATAATCGCCATTATATGCCGTCAGTTCGATTTTTTCGCTTGGATAGGAATATATCTCCTTGTCTCGCCAAACCTTCCCTATACCGGCGATAGGGCCCTCACATAAGCCAATAGCACATGCCACTGTATATGTATAGGTTATTTCTGTATGCTTTGAACCGCCACCCTTACCAGTTCTCGTCGTACTGCGATGTTCATGAGGTGTGAAATCGTCGTAGTAAATAATATTGCCACTCAATCGTGTAGTGCCTAACACTTCAGGCACTACCTCACCATACGAAGCACTATTGATTTGAAAATCAGCAATCATATCGGCTCGATTAGTGGTATTTTTACCGCGATTAAATAAAAAGCCCATTATTTGCCACCTTTCCTGAAACGATACACAGCACGTAAGCGACTTTTCCCTTTGGCGTCATAAAATAATACATCGTCAATCGATGAAAGAATAACGCCCAAGTCAACAAACGCATGAATTACTAAATTGTTACCAATATAAATGGCACCGTGAGAAATACAACGTCCATATTGGTATAGTAAAAAATCACCGATACGAAGATCATCAAGAGTCACCTCGTCTGCTACCTGTTTAACATATTTCAGGTACTTTTCTTCGGAACGATGTAAATGCCATTCATTGGAATAGTTTTCGATATTGAAATCTGCCATATTCATTAGGCCACTATCAACCACAGCAGCCACTAATAAATATGAACAGTCTACCCCTTTGCCTTTCACCATAGCGTTATTTTGATACGGAGTACCTAGCCATTCACATGCAGCATTTGCTATACGTTCACCTGTTGTTAATTTCATCGTATCGTCTCCTTTAAAGGAACATAAGGTGTTGCCCTATTCCGACTAAAATTATTGAATTTATTCTTACAAGTAGTCGGTGTTTTATCGCACCCTGGATAGATATAGGCTACATCACCAATACGAGGTGATGTGTTTGTAGCACTCATATAAATAATGGTGCTATTTTTACTATCCATAATTTGCGTTGCTTGCCCTGCTAATGGTCCGCTTATCCATTCCATTCCACCTGCTGTATAATAGCCGTCCTCAAACGGTATATCGATTTGTACTGTGTTCGTACCAGTAACAGCCGTTACTTTTGCTTTCTTGCGATAAGCCTTAATATCGACACCGCACTCTTTCGAGTAAATACTATAAGGACATTGAGGATAATATCTTCGGTTTGGATATTCGATATTGAGCTTTTGTACAACTGACTTTGCACTAATCTTCAATATAAAGCCACCGCCCTGTGTTACTTCACAAATTCCATGGAATAGATCTATGCACTCAATCACCTTGCCGGCATCGTCAAAAAAGGCACGGCGTAGATCAAGCGTTGCACCGTCTAAACCACCATTATGAGCAACTTCCAATACAGGCACACCACCGATTCGGTCGTTTTGATTAGCTGTAATGGTTACGTTTAATTTATCAACACTAACTGTACTGTTCGTAGCTATTTTTTCACGCGTAATAATAGGGCCATCACCTTTATAAGTGTGGCCCCCATAATTTACATCTGCATCGGTATCGGCCCAGTAATAGCTGATACCGCTTTTTAGTTTTAGCTCGTATAAATCACACGACAAGAATGACTGAGATGTGCTTAAATGATTGCTTAAAATCTGTCCGACTTCCTTCATTTACTCACCTCACTGTTACCAATTTAAAAGATTTAGACTTGAATATGTCTTTATAAATGATTTCGTCCGTATAATCACCGCTGAACATGACCTTCCAATAATATGTATAGTCAGCAGTAATAATCGCAGTCGGTGCTACTGTTACCCCTTGTGCTAACCTAATTACGCCCTTATCAGATACAGCATTTATCGGTGTCCCATTAGCATATAATTTTAGGTTCTCGATATGCGCTACCGGTTCCCTGAAATCACCATACAAACGAACTGCTTGCCATTCAGATTGAGTTCCAGTGCCTAAACGAATGCCCTTTTCCTCAAAATCTTCTGGATCCAACCAAAGAAAAGGAACTGTACCGCCTTTTACTTTTGCATAAAACCCCATAATTTGCTTATGCTCCTCTGGAGTTAATATTGCAAATTCAGTAGTGATTGTATATTGCGGATACTGCCACGTTGTCATGGTACGCACCCGACCGCTTCCAGTACGCTTTATTTTAGTATCCCATTTTTGAGCCTTCGTAGACTTCCACGCAAGGGATTTGATATCCGGAAATTTAATTAAATCTGCCATGCTACCACGTCCCCTCCGTTGCTATAAATTCCCTATCTTGGTTAACTAAAAACTGTCTTAGCGAACGTCCTGCGGAGTTTTCGAGCCATGTTCCAAACGATTGAGCGTCCATAGCAGATACGTTAAACGTAATGCTACCAGCACCGCCACCATTGGCACGAGCTATACCGCCACCAATTTCGTCGTATGTACTTTCACTCAAAGGCAATACAGCTTCTTTGTATTTGCCTTCGCCAATCTCAGCATAAGTCGAGCCATAAGCCACACCACCGCTTGCCAATTTAGGCAATGATAGATTGCTACTGAATCCACTTGAGCCTGAATTAAACATACCGGAGAACGCACTTTGTGTAGCTGTTTGAGCTGCACCAGCTGCCGTGTTAGCACTCCATGCAGCCATACCAGCGATAGCACTTGCGCCAAACGTTGCCATACTAACTTGTTGTGCCAATGCACTCCAAGCCGGTAATTGAGCATTAGCTGCAGCAATTCCAGCAGTAGCTTCTTGCGATTGTAGCATTTTACCGAACACGGCTTTCTTAACCATAGCTGCGATCCAACCTGCAATAAAATCTGCAATAGTTTTTAGGATAGCTTTCCCGATATTTTGAATGGCACTCATTAAAGTGGTAGTACCTTGAATAAGACCTGAAATGCCACTTTGCATGCTATCTATACCAGCGTTTAATGCGTCAAACAATAGCTGCTGTCCATTCCAATGAGCATCGACTGTGGCTTGTTTCCACTCTTCAAGGAGCTGTTTTTTTGAGTCATAGTGTTGTTGCTCTGCAATATATTCATCACTTAATGCAGCTTGAAGTGCCTCAAAGTTTTGAGTACGCATAGCCTCATCAATAGCATATTTCTCATTTGCCAACTCAATATGTTGTTGCAAAGTCTTTTTAGCATACTCATCTTGTGCCGCTAACAACTCCTCGTTTTTCATTTTCTCGTAGGAAATTTGTCCGTCAGCACTCATTTCGAATTCAACACCTCGTTGTTTTAACAGATCAATATGATGTTGTTGCTCCATTTTGTCCATTTTCATGAACTTATCGACCATTTCTGCATAACGGTCCTCGACTTCATCAATGGCGTTGGCATAATCTGTTGCCAACTGCACGGCAGGAGATACACTGCCTGTACTATCTTTACTTGAAGTTTTAAACGCAAAATCTTGTTGCATATCACGAATACCAGTTTCAATAGCTCGAAGTTTTGTAAATTCCTCTTGCTTAGCCTTGATACGTTTATCCGCATAAACATCGTTAAGGTTCTTTAAATCTTCTTGATAATTAACGTTAGCACTCTTTGATTTATTGAGCTCATCGAGTTCCTTTTTGTATTGCAATTCGATGAGCTCGACTTGATTGCCTTGCATTTCCAAGAACGATTGCAAGATTTTTTCGTGGACCTCTTTGGCCTCTTTTGCAAGATCCTTTCCGGAGTGGCCTTTACCACCTCCGCCACCTTTTCCACCTTTACCGGTGCCAGCAGAACCGCCATCATCTCCGCCACCACCGCCAACGTCTAGGCCTGTATCACCGCCACCGGATAACCCTTGTGTTATTTGTGAAGCCATATTAACGCCAGTATTTACAATATCTTGTGCCGTTTCAGCACTGATTGTATCGACTTGTTGAATAGCAGTAAAAGACGTGCCAAAGAATTTTGCAACTTTATCGCCTACGCTATTAAGTTTTGCAATTAACCAGTTAAGGCCCTCGATAATCTTGTTTACACCCCAAACCGCGGTGTGCACAATAGTTGAAAATACAGAGCTTAACGTATTACCGAAACCATTAGACGCAGCAGATGCAGTCGCAAATACACCGACCAAAGTCATTATGACGGATATTAATATTCCGACTGGGTTTGCTTTCATTACAACATTTAATACACGTTGAGCAGTAGCTGCAGCTAATGTACTACTTCTTAAAGCTAGAAACAGAGATTTAAGGACAGTTGTCCCCAAAGTCAATGCGCCTATCGATAAGATAGTACCTTGAATAGCTACTTTAACAACAGTCATTGCTAACGCATATGCCCTGGTTGCAATCGCAGAGGCTACTTGTGCCGTTTTCAACGCTACGGTTTTTACAGTTAATGCAGCTGTTTGAGTGCTACATAATGCAACAGTCGCTTTATAAGTAATAAATGCCGTTGTAACACCTACAATGGCAGTGGCAACACCTGGCATAGCAGTCCTGAACAGGTTCGCAAAGCTCGTAACAATATTCTTAGCTGTACCAATTACAACCGATAACGCACTAAATGCACCCCTTACAGTAATAATGGCTGCTTGTGCAGCAGTACCAACTAAACGAAAGGCAATAGACAACCCAGCAAGTGCATCGTTTAATACACCCGAACTTGTCATGTTGCTTATTTCTTCCATAGCTGGTTGAAATGCAGCTATTAATTCGTTCTGAACTTGCGTTCCTATATCTTGGAACGTCATAGGAATTTCTGCAAACTTAGCGTTTGTTTCTTCTGCACTATTGAATAGTGCTTCTTTGATAATGTCAGCAGTAATAAGCCCTTGCGAGCTCATTTCCTTCAATTGACCTACAGTCAAGCCCATTTCACTGGCAATAGATTGTGCCAACATCGGAGCGTTTTCCATAATTGAGTGGAATTCGTCCCCTTGTAGCTTACCAGCTGCCATTGCTTGCGTTAACTGGTACATAGCTGATGTCGTTTCTTCAACGCTAGCACCGGAGATTTTGAACTGCTTATTTAACTGTTCAACAAAGTATATAGCCTCATCATTTGAGCTGAAAGCGTCTTTTGCGAGCATGTTTAACTTCGCAACACTATCCGCCATATCGAGGTAACTACCACGAGAACGGTTAGCTGCGCTATAAATCTTGTCCATAATTTCAGCAGTAGACTGACTGCCGTCATTAATTAGATTGATACGTGCCCTAATCTGTGTAAGTTGGTCGGTGGTTTGAACAGCACTAACTGCCATATCTTTCATGGCTCGCCCTGCAGCTTCAATACCTATTGCCGCAGCACCAAATGCAGCACCACTTTTTGCAGCGTTCATGATACTAGGAATTTCTATACCGAAGATCTTCTGCGCTTTGCTTTTAACAGCCTCCATCGAAGCAGTAACGTCTTTTCTTAGTGCATTTTCCGCTTTCTTAGCCACCCTATCAAGTGCTTGCTCGGCACCACTAGATGAACCGACTATGCGTACATTGATTTGTGAATCTGCCATTTCTTATATCTCACCTCCCGCCTGTCTAAATTCTTCCATGAATAACTTTTCTTCAGTTTTGCGTTGTGCCAACGTAATAGGGTGTAATTGCTTCATGATGTCCTCGACTTTTAACCGCTTATTGCCAGCAATATGAACGTTTGTCATTATGCACGTAAAATAAGCCTGTCTACGGTCCTCAATCTCCATTCGCAATTCGTACCCTTCCACCAGTTTGTAATATTCCATAGGGCTTAATTTCATAAATTCCCAAGGCTTCAAATTGAGTGGACCATACGCCGTACGCTCGGCCTTTGTTATCCATAAATTAAAAGAGGGGGCCGTATAGCCCCCTTCTAGTTTTTTGTTTCTGCTTCCTCTGCCTCTACTTCGGATTGTGCTTTTTCGTCAGCTTCTTCAGGAAATGATGCATAGTACGCGGCCTTACCAAAGACACCACTACCGATTAATGCTTTTACAATTAACTGTACAAGGTCTAGATATTGAACCTCGCCTTCATCAAATAATTGTTGTAGCTTTTCCTGGTAGTAAATATAATCGCGTTTACGACCTTCATGCTTCATTCCGACAACAAATGCAGTGATTAATTGTTGAAATGTCATTGCCCCAGCTTGAACTGCTTTAAAAATAGGTTCGCCCCATAGCTGTTCAAGTTCAGCAATTCGACCAATCGTAAAATAAATTGTTTCGCCAGTATTAAATACATCACATGTGATTTTTTTCATGAGTGCGCACTCCTTAAATTAACTATAAATTATGGTTGTTTTAATTCGGACAATGGACCTACGCCATTCAAGCTGCCTTTATACGTTGCCACATCGTCATGTGGTGTGTTCATAGACAATTCTGTAATGGAGCAAATACCTGTCATGTAGGCTTTATTAGGATATTCAATCTTGATGTTGATAAGATCATCATTCAAGAACGCTTTTTCTAACAATTGCAATGACTCTTCGTTAGGCATAAGCAATGTTTCAAGGTCAATGGACCACTCTTTAAGCCCTGGAATAGTAGACTTCCAACCGTTAGTGCCTTTGTGAGATGCATCGATGCTATCAGCCTTACGAGATACATCACCTGTACGCTGTCCGCCTAATAAAAGCCATTCAGCACCTGTTGTTTCGTCGGTGCCAGTATTAACATAAATCAAATAATTTTTACCAGCAGTAGGCATTGCAGCCTGTTGCGGTTTATAAAGTTTTTTTGCTGTAGCTGGTTGAGCTGGCATTAGTAGATACCTCCGTTTGTTTCTTCATTCAAATTAATAAGGCGAGCCACAAACCTGTACTGCGTGCCAATCAATGGCCGTACTGAATCATGGTCGCCTACTTTACTTGTACATTTAATATCGATGATTTGATAACCACTATCTTGCAAGATACACATATTGGGATTTAAACATCCACAATCATCACGCAGCTTAGTCATGATTTTTTCAAGCTTTGTTTCTAGATTTGCTATTAGTTCATATCCAACTGATAGGTCCGGGTCATCATTCCGTCCCCAAACTTCAACAAATAATTCCTGTTGCATTTCAGATTGCACAGAGTTGTCTCCTGGCATCGTTTCTCCTCGAATAACCATAATAACTCCATGACTATCAATCTTAGCAGCCTGTGGGCGCATAGCGCCCAATATAACATTAAAATCATATCCGGAGCTAACAATGATATCTTTAATATGTTTCATTAACTCAAACCACATATTACCCCCTATAGATTTCAACAGAACGATATCCTTTGTACTCTGTAGGGTTACCTGTAAGCTGCTCCGGTGTTATTCGCGATTCCAATAATTTAATACGAGCTTCATAGTATTCTAATTTTTTAGAATAAAAGTCATCCGTCGAACCATTACTAGTATAACTTCCTGGTAAAGCATACGATTTATTAACGCAGACTTCTCGATAGATATATGCAAGGACTAATTCATCGATAGTAAAACTACGTATAACTTTATCCTTTGACACACCCAATCTATCCGCAAGTACATATAGCCATTGTTCTGCTTTGGATACAGCGGTCTCTGTTACCTCTTGCGTTAGCAATTCATCCCCTAATAGGTCGGCCATATCTTCAAAATTATATAGCATACAGTACTCCTTATATTTCAAAACTTAGCGTAATCTCATCTTTTACTAGCCCTTGTGCCACATCATCTAGTGCAATACCGGTATATCTGGAAAAAATACTAGTAATATTTGAGACATTATTCTGCAACGCTTCATACAAAAATGGATCTGGGGCAGTCCCAGGGTGAACCACTTTCCTAGCAAATATAAACCCATTACCGCCTTGTGGTACGAATCTCAATATCTTCTTAAAATGCGGCCGAATTACATGTGCTGGTGTCCCTGCATGTACAAAAGGGCCGTATTTAGCGACATCACTATCAATAAATACAACCCCTTGCATTCCACTATTAGAAATTCGATAATCAACAGCCTTTTCTAAATTCCCTGTTCTCGAGGTAAATCTATGTTTCTCCTGTGCAGTATCTCGAACTTCAATAGTACTTGCTTTTACTGCCTGACAAATACGCTTGTTGAAAATATCCTGGCTATTCATAGCAATTATTTTTTACCGGAACCCTTGCCGGAGGTTTTATCCTCAGTGCCCTCATCCTTATGCTCTTTGTCCTCAGGATCTTTGTCCGGAGGATTTTCATCCTTAGGCTCTTTGTCAGCCTTTGGGGTTGTATTTTTAGGTTCCTTTACAGGTTTATCTTCCACAACTTCATAGCCGTGCTCTTTAAACCATTCAATGTGGTTAGCATCTTCGGTGAAGCCTTCACCATTCACAAATACAACTGAACCAGTTTGACCTGTATAATCAGGCACTGGAGATTTAATAATCGGCATAATTGACCTCCTTATTTAACTTTAATTTTGCGGAATACACCTGCAGCTTTAGATGCTTTTAATGCAACCGCAGCAACCATTTCGACCTCGCCTTTCTTTACAGCTCCGGAAGAAGTGAAGTCAGGGAGCCATAAGTTAACCACATTATCGCCCGCAAGAGATACGCCGTGGAAACCATCGAGGCCAAGGCGTGCGACATATAAAGAAGTTTCACCTTGACCATTAATACCTACCACAGGGTCATTGCTACCAGCTTTGGCACCAAGGTCAACTAATGGTGTAATTCCGTAATATTCAACTTGTTGTCCGAATTCATTTAATTGAGTAGAGTACATCGCAGAACGTCTAGCTACTGCTCGAATTTTAGCAATCAATTTAGAGTTGCCCATAATGGCAGATGGCGCACCATCCAAGCCTAAAAGGAATTCATCGAGTTGGTCTAAGAATGTCTTGTAGTTTGCATCAATAGCACCACTATCAGACAAATCAATAGCTGCTGTAGGTGTATATTCAGTAGAAGAACCTAAAAGCGCCTTGTCTAAACCATCAAATGCTTTAGCGTTGGTACCAGTATCGCCATTAATAACTGTGTCATTAAACAATGCAGTTGCAGCCTTGACCTTTTGTTCGATTTGTAATGTTACTTCATCAACAATACCGCCCATTTTAGCGATTACACGGTCGATTTCAAAGGATCCGCCAAATACTTTTAAATCAACAGTATGACGTTTGCGAGTTACACTTTGAGGTGTGTATTCAGCATTAATATCACGGAAATCTGCAGTTGGTTGTGTTAATAATCGAGTATAACCATAAGTTAAAGTACCGCCACCGCCAGTAGGAGATACAGCATCATCAAATGTTAAGTTTTCAAATAAAAAAGACGATTTACGGAATTCATCAATAACTCCCATTTGTAAATCGTCTTGTACGTTAAGTTTTGCTTCAGCTAATGTAATTGGCATTAGTTTATTCCTCCGTTATTAGAATTTATAAAATTTATTGGGCTTCAATAGCAGCCGCTACGGCCCCCTTTAAACCTACTGGCTTATTACTGCCAGAATTGTTGCTTCCTGCACCACTTGTGCCTGAACCACTCCCGCGTTTTTGTACATCTTTAATTGCATAATCTTTACCTTTTAGCCATTCATCTACGCAATCGTCAACAGTTCCGCTAGTACCATCAGGCTTAATATATCCATAAGTACCATCTTCGTTGACTTTGATGTTACCAACAATCAGCTTTGAAAATTCCTTAGGATCCATAGCGTTACGCTTCGTCAAAGAATCAACCACGGCTGCAGAAATTTCAGACTGTACACGTTGTGCATCAGCATTTTCTCTTGCTTTACGCTCGGCCTCTACAGAATCCTCCAGGGTTTTAATTCGTTGCTGCATAGCTACAATACCTGCATCATCTTTAATCCCTGTAGAGGTGATTTTTTCTAGCTTGCCTTGCGCATCAGCAAGCTCACGGTCGACGACTTCTTTTGCCGCTTTTGCTGCTTTCGCCTCATCATTCTTGGCATTAAATTGACTCTTGGAAACATAGTTTTCACCATAATCCTTAGTCACTGCCTCTGCTTGTTCCTCCGTTAACCCTAACTTAATTAGTTCCTCTTTTGTCATCTGTATGACCTCCTGTAAAATAAACTTTCCCTCTTCGCTTTATTTTCGTGAGCCACACCTCACGACCGCGGTCTTGTTCTTTTACGCCTGCAATACTAAAAAGGCAAATAAAAAAGCACCTGCATAAGCAAGTGCTTGATTGATTAAATTAAGTTTTAAATTTCTCGTATTTCTACGATTTCACTGGCATACAATTCATATTCGCCAACATCTATAGACGCTTCGTCTGGCTCATTATTTACGCTAGATGTATAACCCAATAATTTGCCTTTCATAGTATCTCCATCAACGAATATGACTTCAATATTTTCTGACTTGATTTCATCGTATCGTCTACGCAATTCTTTTTCTGTCATTTTCGTTCACTTCCCTTCGGTACTATATGAATGCCTTTATTAGATACATGCACAGTCGCAAAGCTAGTACTCCGTTTCGCTCCTGTCTCTTCATGTACATCATACCCAATATGTGGGTATATATCAACTAGTATTTTATAGTTCCAATCGCCATTACGTGTAAACCCTATTCCTCCATTATTCGCTCCAACTCTTATTGCCTTCAATACATCAGAATGTGATGGTTCGACATCGTAATAGCTTTTATTTTTTGAGGCATCATATAGCTTACCATCTTTTACATGCATGCTCTGCCGAGCTACATATGATTTATTAAAATATGGAGAATTAATATAGTCTATAATGCGAGCTTTGACATCTTCTTTAATTTCGCCATCTTTCCGTTTTGAGATTTCTTCGACACGAACTTTACCATCTTTTATGTAGTCTTTTAGACTCTCAATCACCGGGAGTCTGCGTTTAAAAACATCTCCACTCCACCCCCTAGCTTTTTCAGTCCACGATATATGCCCATTCATTACTAAGTTGCGTCCATTTACCCCTAATATTTGTTCTTGTTCTGTTTTATTCAACGTCTTTAAATATGACAATCCGCCGGCTTCTACATTAGGCTTTGCAACAGTATTATTAATCATGCCATCGATAACTGGCATAATGCGACAAAGGCAATGTGGATGTGCTGGCAAATGTGGGAACTTATCCTTTGGATACACTCCACGGCCTAACCCATATAAATCTGCGTTAGCATATACATCGCAAATATCGACAATAGGGTGACTCGAACTCATTCGCCACCGAAAGGCTACCACATCAGGATCATCTAAATGTCTTGCAATTTCCCCCTCAGCATATGCCCTTGCTCGTTCTGTCCGCGCAATGCGCTCTGCATGATATCTTGCCTTTTCTTGAGTTGCAACGTACACCGCACGATTAACGGCTGCGGCATTTCCTTTTTCGATTACATCCATCAGTTCGCTATATGCAGCCCTCATCCCAGGTGTTGTGCGTTGTTCAATTAAATATCGTACTTTTCTGATTTGATGTTTTACAACATCACGCCCCATCTTATCTGTAGGAAGCACGATGCTTAATCGATTAATACGTTTTATGAATATTGGTATTTCAGCTTTTGAAATAATAGTTTCACTACCGTAACCATCAAATAAAGCTTTTGCGGTTTCCATTGTGTGTTCACCTTTTACTATTGCATCTTGAATAGTACGGGTTACTTCACGCTTCACGGCTAAGGATGCGTTGTGCAGTCGTTTGGATAAATTCAGTCCGTCTGGAGCCCACGCCTTCTGCATGGCCTTTGATATGGTTTGTAATTTATATGGCATGCCTGCGATTATTGCACTTTTAGCTGCATCACTGGTTACACCTATATCTACACCATACCCCCTGGCACACTCCTCAACCAACTCATCTATTAACGTGTCTCTCATTGCTTCCATTACAGGATATTTTTTATATGCTTCTTTAACAGCATATTTAGGCGTGTGCCCTTCGTCTAGTAATCGACGTACTTCGGCTTCAAACTCATCAATTATATCGCGTATGACACGTTCGGTTTGCTTATTCATCTAGTCGCTCACTGTTCTCATCCGGATTTTCTCCATTTGAATACATGTCATCTAATACTTCTTGCTGTGCAGTAGCTTCCACTTCTTTAACAATGGCATCATATACATTGCCGTCAATATTAGGCATATATCCATCAAGGATGCGTTTAAGTACTTCAACATAATATGTTTTAGATTTAAACCCTAAATCAAGGGCTTGCTGTCCTTGAGATAAGCAATCAGCTACATCATTAATGTCAAAGTCCCTTGGATATTCGCATTTATAATTCAACTGCTCGCCAGTCCACAATTCATATAATGCAATAATGGCTTTCTCTGCATTTTCACACTGTACAGCGAAGTTTGCTAGCCGTTGATTTGTTCTTTTGAATGCCCACTGTTTAGCAACCCCTGATTTTTCTTGCTGAACCCCTACTACAGAATCAACACCACCTATGCGGTACATTTCTTTAATTTCCGCTTCCTTTTCTTGCATGATAATTTGTGCCGGCCCATTATCTGGAGCAATAAAAGCAGGAGGATGACTAGCCTCTGATGGATATAGTAGTACATTATTGACACCCAAGGTTAAATCTTCTATACCTTCATCGGATGGCATTGTTAAAGTAGAAAATGTTTGAGAGTTCAAAATCTGTGTCAATAAACTATCAAGATGATAAACTCTATAGTTCTTTTGTGCTAACGAATAGAACTCTGGATGCGGTAATATAGTTGTTTTCTTAGTGCTACGACCAAACCATTGCACTACAGGAACACGTCCTAACCCATGTTCACCTTCATTAATAATGCCCCGCCCTTTATCACGAATAGTCCATTTTGTGTCTGTCCATTCATAATATACTGTTGAACTACCTCCATTATCATCAGTAACAATCGTTCTATATTCGAATCTAATTATTCGACCTTTGTCATCCAGTTTCCAACCAGTCACATCACTAGGTTCAACTGAAGTTAAATACGGTAGCCGTCTATCGCGTACATTATCAGCCAAACTTTCACCAAATTCTGCTTCATTGTTAACAATGACATACACAACACCATACATTTTGGCAATCAAAGCTTGTTGCTGAATGTATTCTTGTAATGATGTACCTAATCGATCTGCATCTTTTAAGAACACTTTGAATTTAGCCGTTTCTTTATACTCTCTTCGAATTTCATCATTAAAGATAGGATCTACATTCGCATTAATAATCGCTGCGGTATGATTAGAATAGCTTGATAACTTTTTACGGAAATTATAATTGTCTATGCTTTCTCTTGGATGCTGTTTTAAACCACGACCTAAAGAGAATAACCCGGACCCATAGTACGCATCATGTAATAACTGGTATGCATACTTCTGTTCGTTTGTAATAAACATATAATGAAGTTCCTCCTAATAAATATCAGAATTGATGGATTTAATAACAGGCGCATTCAAACGTTCAACAACGCCTGTCGTTGCGTCTTGAGCATCATCATGTGCATTTTTACCTTTGCGTTGATACTTATACATGGATGTATAGTATTCAGGCCAGCGGTCCTTAAAGTTAACTGGGAATAAAACATAATCCATAACTTGTGTTGAATTTGATAATATTCTAGCTTCCTTATTCTTACTTTGATGGAATGCAGTAATCTTTGTTCGATTACCTGGATACTTTTCTTTTAGTATCCGTTTAACATTTCTAGCAAAACCACGCCCCCCATTATTAGACTCTATATCAGCAATATTTACACTATTTCGATTTATTAAATCTGCAGTTTGTTCTTCAGTAATTTCCATAGGTGCATCTGTATACAATACATCTAACACATATGCATAGTCTTTATATACCCCATACACAATGCCACATAAGAAGTCGTCGCCGGTATCTGCAGAGTCTACGTAAGCCTTCACTGCAGAGAATAGTGGATATCCTTTATCATCCCTAGGAACATCCTCATATGTACTGAAATAAGAGTATAGCCTACCTTTTATATCAATAGGCTCTTGTTGGTAATTGGCTGATGCAATATCCTCGCCCATTGCTCTAATTTTAGATAAATAGCTGTCTTTTGACAGTACTTCTGGGCATAGCATGCTACCATCTTCCTGAACCGCTTTCATCATAATCACTTTAGATTTGAACTTAGGATCATCTTTGAAATGCTCGATAGCACGTCCAGCCAAATCATCTGAAGCCCATCGTGTCATGATTATAATAATCTTTCCGCCCTCTTCTAATCGAGAGAGCATTGTGTTTGTAAACCAACTCCAATGTGACTCTTTGACGTTTTCATTATAGGCTTCTTCAGCATTTTTAATGATATCGTCAATTATTAAGAGTGTCGCACCGAAGCCTGTAGATGAACCGTCAGGGGATGTGGCCAAATAGCTATTATAGCCGTCCTTCAAAGACCACATGTGAGCTGCTCCATCGCCCTCTTTGATTTCAACTCCAGGGAATACATCTGAGAAAACGGTTATATTCTCATCAGCTTTAACTTCCTTGATTGCATTTCGCACTCCCTTGGCAAATGTCTTGGATAAAGTCGCATTGTAAGATCCAGTCATTACCTTTTCTTTGTGGTTTTTACCAAGTACCCATTTTGACAGGTTCTGGGCTGTGCGGCTCTTCCCATGCCGTGGCGGTAAATTAAGAATAAGAACATTGTAGATATCGCCCTCATAAAAATCTTGTAATGCATCGCACAAATCAACTAAATATTGACGGTCGTATTCATAAAAGTCACCCTCTAATAGATGGCAAAAATAAAAGAATTCACGTCTCGCAAGTTCATATTTGAACTCCTGTACAACAGCCGGTGTGAATTCCATATTATCTATCCTCTTTATCAATAACTTTTCTAATTTCTTCAGTACTTAAGCCAGCTAATGGATTGTGATTTACATTAACATCAATCGTCCGATTCCCCATAGAAATATTGGCAACTTCAGCGCGAATCTTATCAATTCTTGCTCGTTGTTCGTCTGTAGCTAGCGGACTGCGACACATAACGTCGTACTGCTGAATCATTTTAGTTAAAGTGGCCATTGCCACTGATTGGGCCTTCATAAATACTACTTCTTTGTCTACCGAAGAAATGACCTTATCTGTTTTAGTAACAGAACGACTGGTCCCTTTAGCAGGGTCAATAGTAACCTCTGTCCTGTTTTCAGTGACCCGTGTATGGTCTTCTATCCCCTCAACATACATCAGCTTTTGCGCTCGGATAATACGTGCAAATTGAACTTTTATGTTCATATATAGAATATCAATGGGGCTTGATTCCTCGACTTCCATAACAATGTCTAAAGTTTCTTTTGGTAAATATTTCGCTAGCAATCCGTGCTTAACAGCATTTTGATTTTGTTTAGGCGCACCACCAGCATTGTATAATGCATTATGATTACCAGGCTGGCCCCCTCGTTTTCTTGTATGCGTACTTTTATTTTTTGTATGCATACTTTTTTTTGATGTATCGCGGAACCACCCATAGCGTGTCTTCCACGATTTAACAGTCGCCAATGACACCCCATACTTATCGGCAATATCCTTATACTTCATGCCATTTAGGTAGTCCTTGTGCGCTTGCTGATGTGTCGTCACATGGCAGCACCACCTCACTCAATTCATGTTGTTTACAAAAACTATTGGGCAACCTCAGAAAATTCTAAGCGTTGCCCATTTCTAATCACATATACATTTTTATTACTTCCAATAAATTCGATATATCGTTTTACTATTACATCACAGTATTTAGGATCTAACTCGATGCATCTACATCTACGCTTTGTTTGTTCGCAGGCAATCAATGTAGAACCTGAGCCACAAAACGGTTCGAATACAAACTCTCCAGGTTTAGATGAGTTCTTAATTCCCTGCGCACATAATGCAATCGGTTTCATCGTTGGATGTTCGCCATTTCTTAATGGCTTATTAAAGCGCCATATAGAATCACATTCAATACCATTATTAACTTCTATTTCATAGCCAGGCACTCTTACTACAATATGGTCCGTTTCATTAGAAAAATGAAGAATATAGTCATTTCCATCTTTTTCGATTTCAAGAGGAAGATTGTCATCAATCACAGTAGATTGTTTTCTGCCACCATAAAACTTATGACTAGCACCAGGTTTCCATCCATATAGAATTGGTTCGTGTTTCCACTGGTAATCTTGGCGCCCCATTACAAATGTATTCTTAACCCAAATCAGGCATTGTTTGATAAGTAAATCATTATCTCGAATCGCACGTCTAAATTGACCACCACAGCTATCAGAGTGGCAGATATAAAACGCTCCACCAGGTTTTAATGCTTTGTTAACCAAAGCGAATACAGCATCAAGAAATATATCAAATTCAGCATCTGACATATTATCGTTTTGAATGGTAAGAGCTTCCTTTGTACCTCCCTCATAAGCCACGTTATACGGTGGGTCTGTAAATACCATATCAACAACGTCCCCCCCCCAGTAGACAATCAAGAGATTCTGTCTTTGTTGAGTCGCCACACAATAACATATGCTCACCTAGCATCCATACATCACCGAACTTTGTCATAGGTTCTTTAATTGATTTGATAGCTTCTTCTGCATCAAAATCATCCTCATGAACTTCATCTGCCATTACCTGGTTTAATAGGCTAGCTATATCATCGTCAGAATAGCCTGTGAACTCAGCAAAATCTCCCGTATCAGCTAATAACTCTCCTAATAAGGTATTATCGATATCTGATAGTTCGGCGATTCTATTGTCTGCAATCAGGTCTGCATACTCTGCAGCTTCGCTTTCATAATCCTGCCGGTCAATTGGAACAGTATCTAGGCCTAATAATTGTGCAGCCATTAACCGCCCATGGCCTCTTACAATAAACCCTGAACGGTTACTCACCGTAATCGGAGCTCTCCAACCTTGTGCTTTTATCACTTTGGCTAACAACTCTACTTGCTTATCACTATGGTGGTTAGGATTTCTAGGGTTTGGAACTACAGAGGCAATATCTACTAAATCTGTATACGCGCAATGGATCATAATGTTATCTGCCATTATTTCAGCACTCCTTTATTCTGCTTATATTTACCGCACTCCTTATGAACCTTTGCGGTTTTTGTCTTTACTAACGAATGTGATGGTGCATACGATTTACACATATGGTCTATATGAATTCCATTGGCCTTGCACCAACCTTTCACATTATTAAGGCATCGCCTCTTTTCACAATACACATCTGTCAATCGTATTCACCTCGTTCCATTCTTCTTTTGCATAACCATATTCGATTTTATCATCATAATATACTATATATTGTTATATTGTTTTATAAAAACAATATCTAGTATGGAATATTCGTTCTATTTTTTATTTATAAAATAAAAGTAAACTTTTCTACAATTACACGATTGATTTTTTATATTTTAGTGATATTATGTTAGTGAGATGTTTAGACGTATAAGGGATGCTTTGAGTTATTAGCTACAACTCATTTTATTTCAAAACAAGTTTACTTGTTCCGTCTAAGAAAAAGACCCCGGATTCCGGGGTCTTTTTCATTTACATCTCAATACTAGTTTAATCAATAAATAATGGTTATAATATAAATAGTGCGGGCCCGCCATAAATCTCTTCAGAGAAATTTATGAAAGGAACAGCTAATATGTCGAAAACATCTCAAAGCGGGTCTAAACGTGGCACAAAGAAATTTGTTGCATATGTAACAGACCCTAAGACTGGTAAACGCCGTTATGCTCGTGACTACGGTAAACGCGCGTTTGTTATTTACGTTTAGTATATAACTTGCCATTAACTTGCATCCTGTTGCGATCGCACTGTCTTATAGGAGTAGCTAACCTATAGCAAAAAGCCCTTGCCGAAGCAAGGGCTTTTTCGCTTTTGTGTTCTAGGTATTCACTATGTCGAGAGAGATTAATCGTTTCCCTATTAACTCACACTATCATTATAAACTGTCAAGAAGGACAGGTCTAGGACAGTTTTGGGACAATTTTTAGGTTAACTTAGTGTTTAATCCAATAACGCCCCATAGCAAAACTGATAACTCTTCAATCCCTCTTGCAATATAACGTTTGATAGTCCGTACATCAGGCTTTTCAGGAAATGATTCTGCAATCTCTTCTAATGTTTCTCCAT